TTTAGTAACTAATGTTTTATATGTCACAAAAAACGGAAACGACGGAAACCCAGGAACAAGACTCTCAGAACCAAAATCAACCATCGCAGGAGCAGTTGCAGCAGCAACAGCAGGAACAGTTATTAAAGTTAGTGCTGGGACTTATATAGAAAATAACCCAATAACTTTACCAGATCAAGTAAGTATTGTAGGAGATAGTTTAAGAGAAGTTACTATAACTCCAAATAATCCTGGAGATCTTTTTTATGTTGGTAATGGAAATTATATAGCAGAAATGTCCTTTGTTGGGGCAGCAAATACTGGGGCTATTTTTTCATTTAACCCAAATTCAATTAGATACTTCAACCAATCACCTTATGTTCAAAACTGTACTAATTTTATTCAAAATAGTATTGGGATGAAGATTGATGGAAAGAATGCAATAGGACCATTGAAGTCAATGGTTGTAGACTCTTATACACAATACAATCAGGGTGGTATTGGAGTCTCAATTACGAATGAAGGATATGCTCAGTTGGTTTCTATTTTTACTATATGTAATGATGTTGCTATTTTTTGTGGTTCTGGTGCTGCTTGTGATTTAACAAACTCAAACTCTTCTTTTGGTAATTATGCCCTTGTTGCTGATGGAGTTGGACCAAGAAAGTATACAGGAATTATTACTAGTGCTGCAGCAGCAAATGCAGATACTTTTACTTTAAATCTGAATGTTCCAACACTGAATGTAAGTAGTGCTCTTTATGATAATGTGAGTGGAATTGTTACGATCACTACATCTTCAAATCACAACTTTAATGTGGGAATTGGTGTTTCAATTGTCGGATTGAAATTTACCTGTTCTTCGGCAAATACGGTTACTAATTATAATATTAGTACTGCAAATTATACTAATACGACTGGTATTTTGACCGTAACGACATCTACTAATCATAATTTTAGTGTTGGTATCAGTGTTACGATGTCTAATTTGGTATTTTCTTGTAATTCTGGTGGTGGTATATCTACGGCATATTTTCCACCAGCACCGGGTGATAATAATGGAGCTTCTAATCATATTTTTAATGTAATATCAATACCGGCATCTAATCAGTTTGTGGTAAATGTAGGGACTTCTACAATTACTCATAATTATGTGAATAATGGTATTGTATCAATTAGCACTATTTCCAATTTTCCTTCTGGAAATTATGGATATGTCTTTGAGGTTGTTGATATTAATGCCGCAAATAGTTTCTCTGCTTATGTTGGAGTTTCTACATTTTCCCATACTTACGTATCTGGTGGTACGGCAAAAATTAATGTATCACGACCATTTGATGGTCAGGTAGTTTATTTTGAAAATCTTTATTATACAGTAGGTAATATTGTAGTTGGTTCTGGTGGAACAGGTTATACATCCACTCCAACAGTTACTATTTCTCCACCAGAAACACCTTGGGGGGTTAGTGCAAGTGCTGTTGCTAATATTTCCAATGGATCAGTGATTGGATTTGAAATGATTTCAAATGGAAGAGGATATGGATCAACACCACCAACAGTTACAATTAGTGCTCCTAATAGTGGGATAAATACAGCAACAGCTGTTGCTGCAATAGTCCCAACTTATTATTCAATTAAATTATCAACTCCTGTTTCATCTGGAATCTGCACCATTACAGTAAATGAAAATCTTCCATATGCTATTGGTCTTGGAACAACTGTTCCATTTTTTAAACAAAGTAGAGTATTAGCATCGGGACATTCTTTAGAATATATTGGTTCTGGAACTGAAATCTCAAAAGCACTCCCAGCATCGGGAGGTGTTCCAATTCAAGATAATGAAACTGATCCTCGTAATGGTGGACTAGTTGTTTACACAAGCACCGATCAATCAGGTAATTTTAGAATTGGCGATGGTGTTGTGGTAAATCAACAAACAGGAACTATATCAGGAACATTTTATTCTAAGAGTTTATTTTCAACTATGACACCGTTCATTCTAGCACTAGGAGGAAGATAAATGGCATTAGCACTTAATGTATTTAAAACTATAACAAAAGTAGTACCCACAAGTCCAGTTGGAATTTATACGGCACCTGTTGGATATACTGGCGTAATTCTTCTAGCACAATGTACGAATATTGGAACAAATTCTCAAGATATTACATTTTCACATCAAAGAACAAGCACGGTGGGCGTTGCTGTTACCACAAGAATTTTGAAAAATTTTCCAATTCCTGCAAATGAGGCTGCAAATTTGTTGCCTGGAAAATTAGTATTAGAAACTAATGATGTTTTGTTAATATCTGGTAGCAATTCAACTGATTTGGAATTTATTTTAAGTATCTTAGAAACACTTAACTAAAATGTCAGATTATATTACACCATATATAAGCGGTAGACAGAAAAATCTCAAAATAGGTGTATCATCATACACCGACAATACAACAGCATTAGAGGTTACTGGCGGTGCCTATGTTTCTGGTAATATTGGTATAGGAACCACAAATGCAACACAAAAGTTAGATGTAAATGGTAGTCTTAGACTTCGTGGCGCTCTTTATGATAAAGACAATCAATCTGGAGGAGTGGGTCAGGTTCTTACATCAACTGGTTCTGGAGTAGATTGGGTAGATGTAGCTGGCCCTCAAGGATTCCAGGGTCCTCAAGGTTCACAGGGATTCCAGGGTCCTCAAGGTGTACAAGGATTCCAGGGTCCTCAAGGTGCACAAGGAAACCAAGGCAATCAAGGTAATCAAGGTGTTCAAGGTTTCCAGGGTCCTCAAGGTGCACAAGGATTCCAGGGGAATCAAGGCAATCAAGGAAACCAGGGATTTCAAGGCAATCAAGGAAACCAGGGATTTCAAGGACCACAAGGAAACCAAGGCAATCAAGGTAATCAAGGCAATCAAGGATTCCAAGGACCTCAAGGAGCACAAGGAAACCAAGGAAACCAAGGAAACCAAGGTAATCAAGGATTCCAGGGTCCTCAAGGTGCACAAGGAAACCAAGGCAATCAAGGTAATCAAGGTAATCAAGGTAATCAAGGGTTCCAAGGACCTCAAGGTGTACAAGGATTCCAGGGTCCTCAAGGTGCACAAGGATTCCAGGGAAATCAAGGTAATCAAGGATTCCAAGGAAATCAAGGATTCCAAGGATTCCAGGGTCCTCAAGGTGCACAAGGAAATCAAGGGAACCAAGGAAATCAGGGATTCCAAGGACCTCAAGGTACACAAGGTTTCCAGGGAAATCAAGGGAACCAAGGGAACCAAGGTAATCAAGGTAATCAAGGTAATCAAGGTAATCAGGGATTCCAAGGACCACAAGGTACACAAGGTTTCCAGGGTCCTCAAGGTGCACAAGGAAATCAAGGGAACCAAGGAAATCAGGGATTCCAAGGACCTCAAGGTACACAAGGATTCCAGGGAAATCAAGGGAACCAAGGGAACCAAGGTAATCAAGGAAACCAAGGAAATCAAGGGAACCAAGGATTACAGGGTCCTCAAGGAGCTCAAGGTTTCCAGGGAAATCAAGGAAACCAGGGATTCCAAGGACCTCAAGGTGCACAAGGAAATCAAGGGAACCAAGGCAATCAAGGTAATCAAGGAAATCAAGGTGTTCAGGGTGTAATAGGACCTCAAGGTGTTCAAGGTTTTCAAGGTTCTGGAGGTTCTGGAGGAACACAAGGATTCCAGGGATTCCAAGGTCCTCAAGGTGCTCAAGGAAATCAAGGGAACCAAGGCAATCAAGGTCAAGGAAATCAAGGTGTTCAGGGTGTAATAGGACCTCAAGGAGCTCAAGGTTCTCCAGGTTCTGGAGGTTCTGGAGGAACACAAGGATTCCAGGGATTCCAAGGTCCTCAAGGTGCTCAAGGATTCCAGGGAAATCAAGGGAACCAAGGAAATCAAGGATTCCAAGGAAACCAAGGATTCCAGGGTCCTCAAGGAGCTCAAGGATTCCAGGGAAATCAGGGGAATCAAGGTACACAAGGTAATCAAGGAAACCAAGGAAATCAAGGTAATCAAGGAAACCAAGGAAATCAAGGAAATCAAGGAAATCAAGGAAACCAAGGACCTCAAGGAGTTCAAGGATTCCAGGGTCCTCAAGGTGCACAAGGAAACCAAGGAAACCAAGGATTCCAGGGTCCTCAAGGAGCTCAAGGAAACCAAGGTCCTCAAGGAGTCCAAGGATTCCAGGGAAATCAAGGTAATCAAGGTTTCCAGGGAAATCAAGGAAACCAGGGATTCCAAGGACCTCAAGGTTCACAAGGTAATCAAGGAAATCAAGGCAATCAAGGCAATCAAGGATTCCAAGGACCTCAAGGTGCACAAGGCAATCAAGGTAATCAAGGAAATCAAGGGAACCAAGGAAATCAAGGAAATCAAGGTAATCAAGGGAACCAAGGAAACCAAGGATTCCAGGGTCCTCAAGGAGCTCAAGGAAATCAAGGGAACCAAGGAAACCAAGGAAATCAAGGGAACCAAGGAAATCAAGGATTCCAGGGTCCTCAAGGTGCACAAGGAAACCAAGGAAATCAAGGTAATCAAGGAAATCAAGGGAACCAAGGGAACCAAGGGAACCAAGGGAACCAAGGAAATCAAGGTAATCAAGGACCTTCAACTACAATTAATGCTACTGATGATACTGCAACTACAACACTTTATCCTGTTATGGTTGGGGCACTTGGAAGCAACCAAACTGCACAAGGGGCAAGTACAAGAAACTTTGTGTTTAATGCTTTAACTGGAAGTTTGGGTCTTGGTATTGCTCCAAGTTCAAAACTTGATGTCAATGGTGATATTTCTATAAGAGCAACAGATTCTGGAACTCAGAAGTTTACTATTGACTTCAATGAAGCAACTGATTCATTAGATTTTAACTATACTGCGTAATTATTATGGTTTTAGCAGCAAGATTAACTGGAGTAGGAACATTTTTTGCATACACGTATAGTGAAGTATATGATGATGGTTCTTTATATCCATCTGTCTCTAACCCAAGTGTTTCTTCAATTGGAACTGCTTTTGCTTATAATTTTGATGAGAATGTTGGAGTTGCAAATACTCTAACTGGTTCAACTCGTATGAGACATCTTCCTGGAGTTGGAATTGGAACTACTGTAGTTGTTTTTGATTCAATTAATGAAATTGATCCATTTGATGCTCTTCCAACTGATGGATTGCAATTATACTTAGATCCTGGAATTTCTACTAGTGTAGTAGAAACCTCTCCAGTAGGACAGTCAGCATATACAACAGCAGGAACTTTTACATTTACTGTTCCAGCTGGCACAACTTCTATTTCTGCTGTTGTTGTCGGCGGTGGTGGAGGTGGTAGTGGTTGTGATGGAGGTCAAATAAGGAATGAAACTAACAATGGTGGAGGTGGTGGTGGTCTGGCATATGGAACTATTGCCGTTACTCCAGGAGAAACATTAACGGTTGTTGTTGGATCTGGTGGTAATGCTGGTGGTGATGATAGCCCTGGCACCGCTGGTGGTAATACAACTATAGTAAGATCGGGAACAACTTTACTTTCAGGTGGTGGTGGTGCTGGAGGACAACACAGATCTAATGGAGCCACTGCCGCTGGTGGTGCTTCTAATGGAACTGCTAGAACTGGAGGCGGATCTGGAGGGTCAAGTGGTACTGGAACAGGGGTCTCTGGGGCAACTGGTGGCGGTGGTGCTGGTGGATATTCTGGTAATGGTGGTAATGGCGGTAATCGTACTTCTAACGGAGTTGCTGGAACTGGCGGCGGAGGTGGTGGTGGTGGTGGATTTAATACGACATCACTAACTGGTAGAGCAGGTGCTGGTGGAGGAGTTGGAATTTTAGGATCTGGGGTTGGGGGTAATGGAGCTGGTGGTACTGGAAACTCGGAAACTCCTACAGGTGGAGGAGGGGGTTCTAATGGAACTGCTGGTGGCAATTATACTACAGGTCTTGGAGGACAATATGGTGGTGGTGGAGGAGGAAAAGCAGATAGTACTTCTCCAGGTGCCACCCCAACTGGTGGAGCAGGTACTGGTGGTGCCGTAAGAATTATCTGGGGTACTGGTAGGTCTTATCCTTCAACCAGTGTTGCTGATGCTACTGTAGTCAATTATGCTCTTACTTTATTAGATCAAAGTGGAAATGGAAGAAATGCAACTTCCGTAAATGGAGCTTATTATCTATCCTCATTAAATGGAGGATCAGTGATTTATGATGGTACTAATGATTATATGACTGTGGCATCTTATAAAGGAGTTACTGGAACTGCAGCAAGAACTTCTATTATTTGGGTGCAATCTGATCTTGCAAATGATTTTACAAGAGTTTTTGGATGGGGAAATACTACTGCAGCAGGAAATAAATGGGCATTAGTTGCAAACTCTACCACATATACTCTAACACTAGAAGCTGCTGGTGGTGCTTCTGCTACTTCCACTTATTCTACAGGTACTGGTGGAGCTCCTGGTTCTATAGTAAGACCAATAGTTACAGATGGAAGAATAAATATGATTGCAGCATCAGTTCCTGCAAATGGTACTATAAACGATGTTAAACTATATTTTAATGGGGAGATTTGTAATGATGTGACCTATGCCTCAGGAGCAACTGCAATTAATACTTCTTCTGGTGCTGATCTTTCTTTTGGAGCATCTCTTGCAGATGCATCTCCAGAATATTTGGATGGAAATACTTCAAGAGTATTGTTATATAATCGTCAGTTGTCTGATTTAGAAATTAAAATAGTTTATAGGTCTATCCTCAATCTTTTTGGTTATTACCCACTTCTAAATATATAAAATAATAATACTTGATATGGCCAATATTAAAGGAGGTTCTAGAGTTTATGGAGACCTCACAGTTGATGGATTATTAATTGGTGGAAATGCCAACAGTGTTCAGGTATTTACCTCAGGTTCTGCTGCAACTTATACAGCACCAGCAAACTTAAAGAGAGCACTAGTCATTGCTACTGGTGGTGGAGGAGGAGGTGGAGGTGCTGATGGTGCTGATGGTGCTGATGGTTCTGGTGGAGGTGGAGGTGGTGCTGGAGCAACCTCCATAAGACTTTATACTGGAGCACAAATGGGTGCCACAGCAACTTATACTGTAGGTGCTGCTGGAGCTGCTGGTTCAGCCGCTGGTGGATCGGGAACTGCTGGTGGTAATACTACATTCACTCCAGTTGGAGGTGGAACTGCTTTAACAGCAAACGGTGGAGCACTTGGTTCGGGAGGAGGTGCCCCAGCAGTAGGTGCTTCTGCTAGAGGTGGTCTTGGTGGATCTGCTACTGGGGGTGAGATAAACATTGGTGGTGGTGATGGTGGTGATGGTGCTGGTGATGATGTTGCAGAAATGGGTATTGGAGGAGTTGGTGGAGGGTCATTTTGGGGTGGTGGTGGACGCAATGGTTCTGCCTGGGGATCACAATCAGTTGCTGGAGTAACTGCAGCTACTTATGGTGCTGGTGGAGGTGGTGCTGGATGTGTTGATAATACCACAGGTGCTGCAGGTGGAGCAGGATTAGCTGGCGTTATTTTTGTATTGGAATTTACTTGAAAATATGGCTAAATTACAAAAAACTAGAGTTCATGGAAACCTCACAATTGATGGAAGATTAATTGGTGACAATGTAAATTTAAATAGTATTCAGGTATTTACCACAGGTTCTGCTGCAACTTATACTCCAGCAGTAAACTTAAAGGTAGCAATAGTCATTGCTACTGGTGGTGGAGGAGGAGGTGGAGGTGCTGATGGTGATGGTGGTGCTGGTTCTGGTGGAGGTGGTGGTGGTGCCGGAGCAACTGCCATAAATCTTTATACAGGAATTGAACTTGGTGCTTCCCTTGCTAATGGAAGATTTACTCGTGGATCAGCAACTTACACTATTGGTGCTGGTGGTGCTGGTGGAAGTGGTACTAATGGTACTAGTGGAACTGCAGGTGGTAATACTACTTTTGACCCTGGATTTTTCTTTGGAGCAGGACCAGTTTTAACAGCAAATGGAGGAGCACTTGGAACTGGGGGAGGAGTACCGGCAGTAGGTTCTTCTGCTGCTGGAGGTGCTGGTGGATCTTCTACTGGAGGTAATATAGATATTTCTGGTGGTGATGGTGCTGGTGGTGCTGGTGATGATATTGGTGAATTAGGATTAGGGGGAGTTGGTGGAGCATCTTTTTGGGGTGGAGGTGGTAGAGGTGCAAAGGCACAAGGATCACAATCAGTTGCTGGAGTAACTGCAGATACTTATGGTGCTGGTGGAGGTGGTGCTGCATGTATAGATACCACTAATGGTGCTTCAGGTGGTGCAGGAAGTGCTGGTGTTATTTTTATATTAGAATTTACTTAAGGAGATTATTAAAATGAGAGTTTGTCTTTTAGATTCAATTACAAAACAAGTTATTAATGTAGTATCTTTGGAAAGTCCAGAGGATCACAATCCTACACCAGGAATTGAGGTTGCCACACAACATGATGGGGATATTGGATGGGTATGGAATGGGACTGGATGGGACAAACCAGCAGAACCCGAAAAAACTTTAGAAGAAGTAGAAACTGAGGTTAGAAATCTTAGGGATAAATGGTTAAGAATAAATGTGGATACTATTAATGCTGTAAGATGGCAAACAATGACTCAAGAACAAAAAGATTCTTTCATTGAATATAGACAATTATTGTTGGATGTTCCACAGCAAGTGGGATTTCCTTATAATGTTATTTGGCCAACTAAACCATAATAATTTAATTTTTAGTTTAATGTAATCATAATTGAATTACATAAATACTAAAAATGAGAAAGCAAAATTTATGGGAGGACAATCATGAGTACCTTAAAGACTAATGCAATAACAACAGTTGCAGGAAAACCTATACTGAATAGTACTGGAAGTATAATCCAGGTGGTTTATGGTGATATGGGATCAAATACTGTAACAATAGCATCTCAAGACAACCAAGTAATTTCATTTTGCTCTGCAACAATAACTCCAACTAGCATTAACAGTAAAATATTATTAATTGCCCATGTTGTTAGTAATATTTGGTATGTAAGTAGTTATGGATTTGCAAGAAATGGAGTAAATATAGGAGGAAATACCAATACAAATAGTTCAAATTCTATTTCTACTAATTATACTGGTCAATCCACAACAGAGGAAAATAAGTGTTTTTCTACTACATATCAATACTTAGATTCACCTGGAACAACTTCATCAATTACTTATGCACCAACAGCTTGCTCTAGCTGGTCTGGGACAATTTATACTTTAAGAATTAATGATAGAAATCTAGCAGATATGAGAGGACTTACAAGTATTACCGCAATGGAGATAGTGCAATGAATAGTAAAAATATAACAGTTTCTAGTGCAATTGCTTCTTTACGTCCAGGAGAACAATATATTCTTTGCAATGATGACTATGAGAGTCTCGTCTGGCACAATGAAAATGAACTACCACCTCCAACAAAAGAAGAAATTATTGCAGAAATAGAAAGACTTCAAGTAGAATATGAGTACAATCAGTACCAAAGAGATCGTGCTATTGATTATCCTTCTATTCAAGACCAACTAGATACTTTATATCATCAAGGTTATGATGGTTGGAAATCAAGTATTGATGAAGTAAAAAATAAATATCCTAAACCAGAGGAATAGTAATGAGTACTTTAAATTTTGGTTCAGTATCAATAAATGGAGCAACTGGAGTAATTACTGGAGCAATTCGTGCAGAAGGTATTATTCCAGTTGGATCTGTAATTTATTTTGCAAACTCAACAGTTCCAACTGGATACTTAAAGTGCAATGGTGCTTCTCTTACAACATCAGTCTATCCAGATTTATTTACTGCAATTGGTTATACTTATGGTGGCAGTGGAGCATCATTTAGTGTCCCAGAACTAAGAGGAGAATTTATCAGATCTTTTGATGATGGTAGAGGTGCATATGATTCTGGAAGATCAATTGGATCATTTCAAGATCAAGATTGGAAATCCTTATGGGTTACTGAAGTTGGCTTTGGATGGAATGGTGGATATACTCATGGACCAAGCAATAGTGGTAAAGGAATTTATGGTATTAATGGTTGGTCTGGAGCACAGTTTACTGGTATGTGGAACAATCCATCTGCAGC